TAAGTCTTTGTTATCTTTACCATTCTTCTTACCAAACCTCATGGCATACTTCATAATGTTACCGATACAAAATCCTTCTCCATATCCAGAATCAATTATCATATCAGTAGCTTGATACTTACCATTAGAATAATGTTGAGAATAAGTATTGTTTATATAAACTTCTATATCTTTTATAGTTTCATCTTCTTTAAATTTATACATCTGTTCTCCATTCTTTTGGTAGAGTTTCTTCACTATACCATGTAAAGTTATTTGTTTCTGCCCATTCAGCATGAGTTCTTTTTGTTCCATCCTTTCTTACTTTAGCTCCCGGCATAGGAGAGTAAGGCTTTTGAAATAAAAATACTAACTCATAATTTTTAGGTAAAGCTTTTCTTACGTGTATATATTTACTATACTCAGGGTAATCCCAGAATCTACCTTTAGCTTCAAGCAGTATTGTCTTACCGTCTATCTCTTTTACAAAGTCTGCTTCATATTTATGATGTACTACATACTTGATTGTATCTACATGATGTTTCCAATCATTAAGTAAATCATTATGTATATTAAATTCCCAAAGACTATCGTAACCTTTAGGGACGTTTATTTTTTTCGGTCTTGGTTTTCTTGGTTTTCTAGCCATTGAGTTCCTGTAGTGTAATGTTAGGATTTCTTTTTACTTGCTTATAAAACCAACGTAAACTATAAGCACTTAACATAAATCTATTATTAGCAAAGATATGAGTTTGTTCTGGTAAGAACTTATCTAGATTCTTTCTATTAATCTTTGAAGTATCTTCGCCTTCTGGGACCATAGTATGTAACCATTCTATTAATAATGATTCTGCTCTACGTCTTAAAGCTTTAGCTTTTTTTCCATTCATCTGTTACCTCTATAACTTTTGGTGCGTTAGGTGTTTGAGTTAAATATCTATAACCTGTTGAATATTTAAATACTCTAAGACCCTCTCCGTTGTTAGCATCTTTGTGACATTCAAACTTATGTCTGCAATAAACACAACCTCTAGCTAACTTCATGTTACCAGATTTACCGTCTGGCTCATCGTCATAACATTTGTCTGGTGGTGTTTCTTTTTTAACAGCTTTCTTAATATCAGATATTTTCTTTTTGATATTAGGCTTATCAAAATTATCTGGTCTGAACAAAGCTAACTCTCCAGACTCTTTGTTAAGAGCAAGGAAGCCACCTTTAGTTGTACCTTCTGCTTGTTCGTACCCAGCTAGTTGAGCCATGTAACCAAAGGCATCATCTTCTGCTAGAGTACCTTCTTTAAATTTCTTAAATGCAAAACCTGATGCAGTTTTAATATCAACAACCTCTCCGTCAATAACACAATCCATGTGTCCTTTGATTCCGGATACAGTTATTTCTTTTTGTTCGTTAGTTACTGTATGTCCAGATAACTTAACAAGAAATAAAACTATCTCTTCAAGTAAGTGTCCGTATAGAAACTTAATAAAAGTAGATGGCGATATTGTTTCCTGATTATCATCAGTAGATTTCATATCGTACCAAAGTTGTCTAGGCTGTCTACCTATGTTAGACATTCTAAGTGTAGGTTTACCACGTGGACTAGGATGAGACCAAGTGTAGAGAATCTCTTTCATAGACTCTCCAAACTGTTCAATAGTCTCTTCGTCTATGTCAAGATGCTCTCCTTTTCCAAGAGCCGACAACTTATTATATATATCTTCTACTAAAGTGTCAAGTGTTTTTTTATTTTTTGTTGTCATAATCTTTAAAAGCTTTTATTACATCACTAGAAAATAATTTTTGTAAGTTAACTAAAAACATTTTACTAGCTTTATTATCTCCACCTGATACTGTTTTAAAGTAATCAAGTTTATCTACAATAGTTCTTAATACATCTGTCTTAAAAACTAAAGTACAATATTCGTTGTCTCCAATACAAAGATTGTGGAACCAATAATCTGATTCAGTTGCTTTGATGCCAGAAGGTTTGTTCCAACATTCATATTCAACTGCTATGTTACCTGTCTTCATCCACATATCCCTTTCGGATTTGACTTCTATCTTTTTATTAGTTAGCATGTCTGCTATCTTTTCTTCTCTAACTGTTCCGTACTGTAAATCTATGTCAAACTTTTTTCTGTTTTCTTTAGTGGGTTTCACTCCAGTTTCCTCCTATCTTATATTCTCCGTCAAGAGGACATCTAAGATTAAAATGTTCTCCGGCTTTTATAATACTATCTACTGCAAACTTTCCAATAAACTCAGCTTTATCTTTTGGAACTTCAATCTGCCATTCATCATGGATGTTAGCTACAAATTTATAATCTACTGTATTTAATTGTAGAGTTTTATCAAGTAACACCAAAGCTTTCTTCATAACAATAGCTCCGGCTCCTTGTAGTAACGTGTTCAAAGCTGAATGAGTATTACGTACATATAGTTTTCTTCCATCTAATCCTTTGAGATAACCTTTTGCTGATGCTCTTTGAACTCTATCTCTAAGAGATTTAAATGATGGTTTATTATCAAAGAAATGTTGTCTAGCTCGTTTGCCATCAGTCGTAGTTCCTCCAACCACTTTGCCAAGCTTCTCGTCTCCTGCTCCGTACATGAGTGCATAGATGAATGTCTTCGCCTTATCTCTTGATTCAAGTCTTGCAAGTTTTTGATTAGCGGTGTGTATGTCTCCGTTAATGATTTCATTTGTAAATACCTCGTCATTCATATAGTGTGCTAACATACGTAATTCTAAACCACTAGCATCGACTCCGAGTAAAACATTACCCTCATCTACTGTCCAACATGCTCTACATTCTTTACCATAAGGATTATTAACAGAAGGAACCTGTGCCATATTAGGGTTTCTATGTGTCATTCTACCGGTAATAGCACCGTTAGGTATAACAAAACCATGTACACGTTCATCCTCTTGTACTGCTCCTATCCAAGAATCAATCTGAGCTATGCGTTTTTGTAGCAATAAAAAGTCTGCTATAAGTTTAGCTTCATGTATGTGAGTTATTTGTGATAGAGTTTTCTCATCAACGATTGGCTGACCTGTAGGTGTAAATCTTTCAGGCTTCCAACCAAAGTCAATAAGATATTCTCCTATTTGTTTACGACTACCAAGATTAAAGTCAACTAACTTCTGTCGCATGAAAGGTTTGAAGTTCTGTGTATCTAAACATCTTTGATATTCATCATCAGTAAGTCCACGTTTAGAAAGTTCTCCGTCTTTCCTTATGTAAGGGTTAACCATTTTATCATCAACCCATTTTGGTTTGAATGTATTATGCACCTCATCTTCAATAGCTTGTTTCTTTTCTCTTAAGTCTGCAAGTAAAAGCTCTGCATTGATGTGGTCAAATTTAAATCCGTTTGTCTCTTGTTGTTTTATTATCTTAGCTACGTCTTGTTCAAGAGCAATACAATCTTTGGCAAAACCTTTACTCTCTTCTCTAAGTTTCTTAAGTACAACAGTATTAAGTTGCACGTCTCTTACACAATAATCTAACATTTCTTTTGAGAAGTTAAGATAATCATCAAACTCAATCTTCTTATAGTTAAGTTTGTATCCCCAAGTCTCTAAGCTATGTCCACCTTCACGTGTAGGATTAAACAATCTAGATAAAACAAGTGTATCTATAACAGGAATATGAGATAAGTCTACACCACCGAACTTCTCAACCATTGGTATGTCAAAGCCGATGATGTTATGACCTATCAAAGTCTCAGCGTTTGACAAGAGTTTATATCCTTCATCTAAATTATTAGGCGAGTACTTATAGATTTGTCCTGTGTCTACATCTTGAGCTACGATGCACCAAATCTTTGTTGCCTTTAAATCGTCTGTCTCTATATCAAATACTAATTGCATTAGAATGCCTCTTCGTTACTTTCTTCAAAGCTTATATCAGAATCAGTAAGCTCACTTAATCTACCTGTCTCATGGTCATAGATAACCCTTGTTGCGAGACCTACGTCTCCTGTATATCTAGACTTCAATACTCTCATACGAGTTGTCCTAGCTTCTTCTGGGTCATCTGCTTGTTGATTTCTTTCAAGTGCGATTACACAATCTGATAGTTGACCAATACTATTGGAACCTCTTAAATGTGATAGTGAAACTTCTATACCGTTCTCATGTCCTTTGTTACCGTCAATACGTCTAAGGTGTGACACAAGTATAATACCGGCTCCTGTTTCTTCTACCAAACTTCTAAGTCGTGTCATGATAGTATCGATAGCACGTCTTTCGTCTCCTTCATGTACAGCACTTACCAACATATGCAAGTGGTCTACTACAACCCACTTACAATCACATCCTATAATCATAAACCTAAGTTTACTAAAGATATCATCAATGTCGTTGGTCCCAAAGTGTGAATGAATCCATACTCTGTTCCTGTTGTTACCGTCATAAAGTATATCAAAGAACTTATCAAGTTCCTCTTTACTGTAGCGTTCTCTTATTTGGTCAATGTATAATCTAGCATTAGCTTCAATAGATAAGATACCGTCAATAGTTCTTCTCCAATCTTCTTCTAGTGCTATGATACCTACGTTATCGTTAGTACTTTTAATTAACCAATGTTCTATTTCTCTAGTCACACTAGACTTACCAAGTCCTGTACCACCGGTAAGAGTTACAAGTTCTCCTTGTCTCAAACCATATAGCTTTTTGTTAAGTCCTTCGTATGGATAAGGAACACTCTCTTTCTTTTCACGGTTATGAAACTTCTCCCTTTGTTCAGATACGTTTATAACTCCAGAAGGTGTATAAACTTTAGCTGACCACCATGCCTCAACAAACTCTTTATGCCTGTTGTTTTTAAGCATATCATTAGGGTCTTTCCAACCGTTAGGTAGCGTTACGATACGAGCTTTTCCCGGCTTGAAAAGTCTAGCAACTTTAATACTAGCTTCTTGTCCGGCTTTGTCTTTATCAAAAGCAATGATAACGTTTTCAAAGTTATCAAAGAACTCTAAGCTTTCTTTGATGTCCCTTACTGCACCGTTAGCACCACGTTTGATAGATACTACAGCCCACTTAGAACCGAGAAGTTCATACGTAGCCATAGCATCGCACTCTCCCTCAGTTATAGTGACGTACTTACCACCTTTAAATAACTGTTGACCAAACAAGCCTGTGTCGTTGTAAGAACCATTAACAAAAAAGTCTTTGGTCTTTACGTTACGAACCTTTGTAGCTGATAACTCATGCCCATTGAAGTAAGGGTAGAAATGTTTTACTACGTTACCTTGAAGGTCATGTACACATTTTACTCCATACTTTTTGGCAGTACCTTGA